GAGCCGCCGGCATCGCGGAATAAAATCCCGCACAACTATGGGCCTATACTAACACCATACGAGCCATACTTTATATCACGACCATATCGCGACCATATCGCGACCATATCACCAACCATATCACGGCAGCCATCTGATACGACCCGGTGGCGTTTCCCCGAAGCGGTGATATGGTCCCGGTATGGCCAGACCGCCCGGAAACCCGAAGCTCCAAGACCACGAATATGCCCAGTCGAACGCGCGGCGCGCGGGCCGGGCGATCAGGATGGGGTCGATCGACGCCCCGAAGATGCTGCCGCGGATCGGGAGCGAGTCCGACGACCTCACGCTCGTGAACCCGGCGGACTACGACAAGTATAAGACGCTGGAAGCAAAGTTCACGCAACAGCTGAAGGAGATTCAGCTGAAGAAGGAGCAAGGCGAGCTCTTGACCAAGGCCGAAGTGGTGGAGGCGCAGCAGGAGATTCTTCAGCGGCTGCGGGCCCACCTCCTGCGGCTTTCGACCACGATCAAGTCTCGCCTGGCGGAAGAGCCTCGCCATGCGGGAAGCGCCGATGCCGCGATGCGGGTTGCGGACGAGGCGGTGCGCGATATGCTCGAATCTTTGGCGGCATCCTATGCCGGCTGATTCTGCGGTGCTGCGGCGGATCTTGGCGGTTCTGCGCCCTCCGCCTCGGGGCGTTTCGCATCGGGAGGTCGCGGAGGATCTTCTGCTGCCGGACGGCCCGATGATGGGCAAGCCCTACATCCCGGACCTCGACCCGGTCCATGCGGCCCTGATCCGGGAGCTCGACAACGACTGGCATAGCTTGGTCGGCGTCGGTGCGGTGCAGACGGGCAAGAGCCTGGCTCTTGTCCTGGTTCCCATGCTGCGGCAGGTGATCGCGCTCCGCAACTCGTGCGTCTACTCCCAGCCGACCCAGCAGAAGATCGCCGAGGCCTGGACGGGCAAGGTGTACCCGTCGATCCTCGGCGCCGGTGCCGCGGCGTGGCTGCCGGAGAAGGGCCAGGGCGGCCGCGGTGGTCAGACCCCGCGGTTCGTCGTCTTTCGCGACCCCGACAGCGGCAACCGGGCCGGCATGCTCTACCTCATCCCCGGCGGCGGTGCCAGCGAGGCGGCGCAGGCGTCGGTCACTGCTCCTACGGTGCTAGTAGACGAGGTGGACTCGTTCCAGACCGCGCACCGGGTCGAGCTGGTCGGGAAGCGTGCGGACAGTTTCGGTCGGCAAGCGCGCCGGATCTATACATCTACGGTAAAGCATGACGAGTCGGAAGGCGAAGATGCCAGCATCATCCTCGGCATGTACCAGCAGAGCACCCGCAGTCGGTTGTACTTCGCATGCCCCTACTGTGGGACCTATCAGCCGCTGGAATGGGAGCGGGTGCAGTACGACCCGCAGGATGAGGCGACGGTCATGGCCCGGGACGACTCCGGCGTTCGGTACTCGTGCCCGCACTGTGACGGGCTCTGGACGGAGCCGCAGCGCCAGGCGGCGTTGCGGACCTGGCGCCTGGTCCACGACGGCCAGACGGTGGGGAAGGACGGGATCGTGGTTGGGAAAGTCCCCGTCACCATGTCCTTTGGCCTCCTGTGGACTGCGCTCGATAGCAGCCTGCGCGACATGCCAACCCTGGCGGCTGAACATCTTCGAGCCGAACTAGCCAAGAGGAATGGCGACCACGGTCCGATGCGGTCCTTCTGGCGCGACCAGTTGTGCCGCAACTACACCGGCGACCGGGAAGGCCTGACGACGCAGCTGCGGTGGCAAGGCCTGGTGTTGCGGTCGAGCGCGACGCAGTGGGGCCCGGCGCTCATCCAGACCGACCGCGAGCACGTCGGGTCCGACTACCTCTACTCTCGACGGGTCGCCGACCAGGCGCCGGACGCGCCCTGGGCGGTCGCTGGCGTGGATGTCCAGCACGACCGGATTTACTGGTCGCTCCTGACCTTCAACCGGGACCAGACCACATACCATCAAGCATGGGGTTACGAGTACGGCCGGCCGGACCATGCGGCCATGTCGCAGCCGGAACTGCATTCCCTGCTCGACCGCGTGAACATCGTGCTGAATCGCTGCGCGGGGCAGAGCCAGTTGGTGCTGGTCGGTCTCGACACCGGCGACCGGGCGGACTGGCTGCTACCCTGGCTGCGCTCGCAGGGGTCTGCGTCTCCGTGGCGCGCGGTCAAGGGCAACACGCAGATGACCAAGCCCGAGCCTGGTGACCTTGAGGGCATGGTCTTCATCCGCGACGGGTTGTTCAACATCAACGTGGACAACGTGCGGGATGCGCTCCACGCCGCGCTTCGCCGTCCTGTCGGCCAGGCCGGCGCCAGCGTCATCCCGCACGGGCTCGGGGCGCAGGATGCGCACTACTTCCGGCACCTCGTGGCGGAGCAGACCGGCCTCGACCCCAAGACCTTCAAGAAGATCATCCAGCGGTCGGCCGGCCGGCACGACTGGCTCGACTGCTGCATCTATGCCTATGCGCTCATGCTCGGCTTCGTCCGGGACATGCGCGAGACGGATCGGCGCACGGCGGAGGTGCAGGTGCAGCACCGGAAGGTCGTGGAGGCCCGCACGCCAGAGACCGTCGATCGGGCGGAGGAGCGGGCGATCCGCGCGGCCCCCGATCCCGCGCAGGCGGAGGAGCAGCCGCAGCCGAGACGGGTCGAATCCCCCCTTACCCGCCGGGATCAGCCGCCGCCGAGGCAGCGGGTCGGCCCGATCTCCGGTCGCGGGTTGTACCGGGTCGAGCGGCGGTATGGCTGGGGCTTCCGGTCGGAGGGTTGACCGGCGGCCCGCCGCGGCGGAGATGCGAAACGCTACGACAAAAACTGTCACTTCGTCGTTCTGTCGCCATTCCAGACACCCCGTCGTGATCGTGGACGCTTTGGGGGTTGCATTCTAAAACAGACCGTCTAGAATGTCGGCATGCCCGGTACGGGATACGAGGACTGGATCACCTACAGGACGAGCAATCCCACGCTCGCACTCCAGCGGTTGTCTCTCCACATTCAGGGACTCCAGACCCTCGTGTCATCCGGCCGGGTAGCTTCCGACTCGACGAGCTTCGACCCCGGGCCGATCCTTCAGATGCTGAACCCCGGCGGGTTCCTGTTCAACGAGCTCAACCGGCTTGAGGGTGTCGTCAACCGGATCGGCATCCCGCGCTTCCAGCCCACCGTGAGGATCGACGGCGGCAACTACGGGCGCCCCGACACCGGAGTCGGCTATGGCGGGTAAGGCGAAGCGGACCAAGGCGGCGCCCGCCCCGGCGCGGGAGCACACCAGCGTCAAGCGGGTCGAGAACCCGCTGACGGCGGCCTCGGCGCTTCACGCACGGGTCAAGGAGATCGTCACGGTCCAGCGGCAGGCGATCCAGGCCCGTCGCGGTAGCTACCGGGCGGCGATGAACCCGCGCAGTCGGGTCCAGACCCCATACGGCGGCAGCGGCGACCAGCACGTCGATCAGTGGTCGCGGCGCATGCTGCGCGAGACCAGTCGCGACATGGACCGGAACGCGGACACCTTCCGCGTCCTCAACGACGCCTTCACCTGCGCCGTGGTCGGCCGCGGGGTCAAGTACCGGCCGACCACCAGCGACACCGAGTGGAACCGCCTGGCCGCCCGGGTCGTCCACGACCTCATGTCCCGGGACCGGGACGGCATCGACATCCGCGGGCTGCGGTCTGGATACCGCTGGCAGTACGACTTCGTTCGTAGCTTCGCCGTTGACGGTGAGGCTGCGGTGCTCAAGCTCGACGGACTCAAGATTCAGCCGATCGAGTCCGAGCAGATCAGCAACGGCGGCAGCACCTCGGAGCGGGAGATCGACGGGGTGCGAATGGACGAGCGTGGCCGTCCGATCGCGTTCCACCTCGCGCCCTACGGCCCCTCCGGCGCCGTGGACTACGGCACCGGCGAGCAGGACGATTACCCCGCCGACGTCGTGGAGTGGGTCGCCAACCGGAATCGGTTCTCGCAGACCCGTGGTGTCCCCATGGTGGTCGCAAGCCTTGATGACTGGGAGCGGTTGGACTCGTTCAAGGAGTCCGAGATCATCGCCGCCGAGCAAGGCAGTCAGATCTACGGCGCCATCGAGCATCAGCCGGATGACCTGGGCAGTTCCACCCCGTTCACGCCGCAGGACTCGGTCGCAGACCCATCGCAGACGATGCGCGGTGGGGTCGCCAATACGTCCCTCGGCGCCCAGGTTGATTGGCAGCCAACCGTCGCCGGCGCCATCCTCGATCTGCCACGGGGCATGAAGTACGTCCCGGTCAATCCGCAGCGGCCGAACAAGGATGCGGTGCCGTTCATGCTCGAACTGGTGCGCCAGTTCTGCGCCAACGCCGGGCTGCCCTACGAGTTCGTTTACAACGACGTCCGTGGCCTGTCCTGGTCAGTCAACCGCGCCCTCGTTCAGATGGCCCGGGATCGGGTCTCGATCTGGCAGGAGCAGTTCTTCGGCCCCGTCTTCGCCAACATCTATCGTTGGCTCGTCTCGGGGCTGATTCTCTCCGGGGCCCTGCCCCCGAATGACGAGTGGGACAAGCTTGAGCTCTCCTGGGAACAGATCTCCTGGCCCGACGAGGGCGCGGAGTACGAGGCGCAGGAGCGCGGGCTGCTCAAGGGGCTGACGACCCGGCATCGGGTCCACGGGCCGCACTGGCGCGACATCATGGAGGAGCGGTTCGTCGAGCTCGGCTTCGCGGCTGAACTGGCGCAGAAGCACAACGCCGCCTTCCCGGAGTTCGCGGTCTCCCCCATGTTCTTCCTTGGGTTCGAGACCGAGGCCCCTGCGTCCCCGCCGGTCGAGGAGAAGCCTGACAACCGCGACGAAAGGGGGGAGCGCAATGGGCGCGAAGCTGATCGCTGAACTGACGTCGGTCCCAGCATCGACCGGCGCGGCCCCGCCGCACGGCCGCTGGCGGCTCAATGCCGGCTCGGAGATGGTCTGCGTCGTCCCGGGCCTGAACCTGGATCCGAAGGGCAGTCCGCAGCCCGTCCGCCTGGTCGTGGACCTTGCCTCCTTCCGGGCCAAGAACCCGCGGATCATCGCCCTCTCCGACCACGACACCGACGTCGAGATCGGTTACTGGGACCGGTTCACCGTCGATGCCGCCGGCGTCGAGGCGGACCTGCACCTCGTGGAGCCCAAGAATGAGTTCGAGGCGAACGTCCTCAAGGACGCTGTTCGGAAGGCCGCGCTCATCCGCTCGGGAGTTCCGCTCCAAGCCAGCATCGGCGCGGAAACCGGCGACGGCGGGAAGTGGGAGCCGGTGAAGGCCGGCGCCTCCGCGGAGGTCAATGGCCGGACCTTCTCGGGTGACGGGGACATGCCGCTCTTCGTCCTTCGGGGCGGGAGCATGTACGAGGCCAGCATCGTGACGTTCGGGGCAGATTCGGAGACCGGCCGAGTCGCTGCTGCCAAGCAGAAGCCCATCACTCCGGTTGCCAAGGAAGCCTCTATGAGCGACCAGCTCAAGGCTCTGCTCGGGAAGACCCCCGAGAAGTTCCATGGTCTCGTCGCTCGGTGCGTCGCCGAGGGCAAGGACGAGGTCGCCATCACCCACCAGGTGCACGCCGCCGAGATCGACGAGCGCGACACCACCATCAAGGCTCTCCAGGCCGAGCTCGACGCCGCCAAGGCCAAGCTCACGGAATACGAGTCGAAGGGCGCCAGGGCCGACGACTACGGCACCGACCCCACCGAGAAGAAGGGCGAGAAGGACCTGACGAACCAGCTGTCGCTGGCCGCCCGGTCGGCCGCCAAGGGGACCAAGGCCGTGTCAGGCGACGAGAAGAAGCCCAACACCGGCACCGACACCCCCAAGACGCTGACGGACGCCATGCGTCTGCTCGCCACCAAGGACCCCAACCTGAAGGGTTTCGCCCTTCGCCGCGCGGCTCGGGCGGCCTACCCCGACGCCGAGGAGAAGTAAGCCGTGGCTACCCAGACCAACGCCCCCGGCAAGTCCATCACCGCCGGTGCCGCCCTGACCGAGTGGAAGCTCGTCAAGGCCGACGGCACCCTGTGCGGCCTGGACGCCAACTATGACTGGATCGGCGTCACCCAGATGACTGCCGCCTCCGGTTCCCAGGTGCCCGTCCGCTTCCCCGAAGCCGGCACCGCCCGCATCATCTGCTCCGCCACCATCGCCGTCGGCGATGCGGTCTACAAGGCGGCCAGCGGCTGCGTCTCCACCGTCTCGACCGGCTCCGTCAAGGTCGGCATCGCGCTCAGCGCCGGTGCCTCTGGCGACAGCGTCGAGGTCAAGTTCACCGCTGGCTGAAAGGACCACTGAACCATGATCAACACCGGCACCGCGACCCCGCGCCTCGACCTGCTGGGCCCCATCTACCAGGAGGGGATGCCCGAGGAGGCCTACGTCGCCCACAAGATCCTGACCCCCATGGTCATCCAGAAGCGGATCGGCGCCATCCCGTCGTTCCTCTTCACCGACGCCCAGGCCCTCTCGATCAAGCACTCACCCAAGACCGGGTTCGCGACCATCCAGTCGAAGCTCGGCCAGAACACCTACGAGTGCAAGGAGGCGGGCATCGAGGAAGCCCTGTCCTTCGAGGACTACGAGATCCTGAGCCGCGACCGCGCGTGGGAGATCATCACCCGCAAGCTGGTCCACACCGTGCTGCGCTCTCGCGACTACGCCCTGTCGCAGGCGATCTTCTCGGCCACCGGCGAGAGCACCTTTGCGACCAACCTGGTCACCGCCTCGGCCGTCTGGGCCGGCGGTTCGAGCTCGACCGGCCTGCCGCTGGATGACGTCCAGACCGCCAAGCTGAAGATCGCCAAGCAGACCGGCCAGCCCGGCAACGCGATGGTGATCGGCTACGAGGGTTACGTCAACCTGTGCAAGAACGCCCAGGTCCGCACCGCCGTCCGTGCCAACTTCGGCTGGGCAGGCAGCAAGGGCGCGAGCGCCCCGGCGCTGGAGATCCCGACCGCCGATCTGGCCTCCCTGTTCGGGCTGGACGAGGTGATCGTGGCCCCCGGCGTGGTTGACAACAACGGCGACGGCCAGGCGAACAAGGACCTGTCGTTCATCTGGAACGCGGTCACTGCCACCGGCACCACCGGCTATGCCTTCGTCTTCCGCAAGTCGCGGAATCCGAACGACGTGCGCGAGGTTGCCCTGGGCCGCACCTTCGTGTACGACCTGGCGGCCACCTTCAACCAGCTGACCACGACTCAGGTCGCGGACTCGATCCGCGGGCTGTATCTGGAGAGCTACCCCCGGCCGGACATCAATGCCGACGTGCTGCGCTGCCGCGAGTACATCGACATGAACATCCTGCTGCCCGTCGCCGGGTCGCTCATCAAGGGCATCTGACCCCGCCTCCAGTCAGACCCTTGGCCGGGCCGGATGCCCCGTAGGCCAAGATTCGCCCCAGGTTGCCCGGAACCTGGGGCGGCGGCGTTGGAGGCCATATGGTCTGGAAGGCTGGAGAGACGGTCAGCGTTCCGGTCAGGCTGGAAGAGGCCGACGGCACTCCGATCGTCTACGCGGACAAGGCCGCCTTCCTGGCCGCCGGCTGGACCATCGTCTTCTACCAGGAGGCGACCCCGCTGGTCACGCAGCCGACGTGGGATTTCCTTCCCATCGGCTCGACCGGGGTCTTCGCCTTCGAGTTCGTCCTGCCGCTCGCCGGCGAATACCATGCGCTCATCACGCCCCCGGCGGACGAACTGGCTAACCCGTATTCGATCGGGTTCAATTCCACGGACTATGACATCGACTCGGCCTATCTGCTCTTGGCCAGCATGGCCTCGCCCATCACGGTGCCGGTCAGCGGGTACAACAGCGGCGCCCAGGTGCAGGACATCAGTTCGGTGGAAGGCAAGTCGATTCAGGCCGAGTTCCAGATCGGCGTGGATCAGCTGCGGATCCTCGACTCCACCGGGAAGCTGATCTACCAGTTCGCCGACCTGTCGGACATCGGTGGGGTCGAATGGACGGTGGCGGCCAAGGCCCGCGAGCAGACCCCTGCCGGGCAGTTGCCGAGCTCGTCTGTGGCCTACGAGTTCACCGCCGTCATCACCAGCAAGACCGAGCGCAAGGTCGCCATCGGCTGGAAGACCGCGCCGGTTGGCGCCGTGGTCAGTGCGTCGGACGGCAGCATCCCGTCCAAGACTTTCCTCTACGATGTGGTGCTGACGACCCCGTCCGGCACCGGGATCACCTACTCGGGCTACAAGCTCGCCGTGGTCAAGGGCACGCACACCATCATCCGCCAGCAGACGACGCCATGATTCCAGTCTTCGGCACCTCGCCAACGCTTACCGGCGATCAGATCCTCGCCCGGATCGAGTCCGCAGGGAGGGGCTTCGTCCCTTCCGGCGGGACGGTGGACCAGGTACTCGCGAAGGTTGACGGGGACGATTTCCATACCTACTGGCGGTCTTTGACCGTCGGAAAAGTCTCCGACACCATCGCCGCCGGCGACGATCCGAGCCTCGCGCAATACCGGGTGCGCCCGGCGGCGGAAACACCGTACAACATCGCCAAGAATGCGCTTTATCGCATTCGCATGCCGAGCTCCATCAACCCGCCATATCCGATCGACTACATGGCGGTCTTCTGGACCGGGGCTCCGACATCCACTGATGTTTCCGTGATCTTCGAGACCGGCGGTTCGCACGAGCAGTTAGGGTCGTTTGTGCAAACCCGGGCGGATGAATCGATGTGGATCGTCGTCCCGGCGGGCGCCACCTTGGAGGGGCTGAACGCCGCGGCGACGATTGAACCGACGACGGATTATACCGGCGGCACGGCGGATATCGTCTTCGATGGCGGGGTGATGCGCGAGTTCCTTGGGCTCAGTGACCGGCTGACAGAGGCGACGGAGTTTGGCTTGGATCTGCTCGCTGCGGATGATGCAGAGGCCGCCCGCACGCTGCTGGATATAGCAGAGCTGGATGTCGGGGTCACCTGGACGACGCGCACCAGCCCGTCAGCCGTTGTCGTTTGGTACGGCGTCTGCCACGGCAATGGCCTCTTCGTCGCCGTCGGCGGCAGCGGATCCGTGGCCACCAGCCCGGATGGCATCAACTGGACCATGCGGACCGCGGCGGCCAGCAACACCTGGCGCAGCGTCTGCTATGGCAACGGCCTGTTCGTCGCCGTCTCGACCAGCGGCAGCGGCAACCGGGTCATGACCAGCCCGGACGGCATCACCTGGACGGCGCGCACCAGTGCCGCGGACAACAACTGGTACAGCGTCTGCTACGGCAACGGCCTGTTCGTCGCGGTTTCCAATTCGGGATCCGGCAACCGGGTCATGACCAGCCCGGATGGCATCACCTGGACGGCCCGCACCAGTGCCGCGGACATCAATTGGTACGGCGTCTGCCACGGCAACAGCCGGTTCGTCGCTGTCGGAAGCTCGGGCAACACCAGTTGCGTGATGACGTCGAGCGACGGCATCCTCTGGACCATCCAGACCGGGACGGCCTACAACGTCTGGCGCAGCGTCTGCTACGGCAACGGGCTCTTCGTCGCCGTTTCCTCTACGGGCGCGGCCGATCGGGTCATGACCAGCCCGGATGGCGTCACCTGGACGGCCCGGACGACAGTAAATGGCGACTGGCGCGGGGTCTGCTACGGCGGCGGCCAGTTCGTCGCGGTGGCGACCACGGACGCGGCCTTCCCGATCATGACTAGCCCGGAGGGCATCACCTGGACGACCAGGACCGCCCCGGTCAGCGGCAACTGGAGTTCCTGCTGCTATGGCGATGGACTGTTCCTCGCCGCTGCAACCGGAGCCTCCTGGATCACGACGGGCAAGGTCCAGTCGAGCGGGAGCAACAACTCGGACGGGGTCACGAACGGCCCCACGGTATTCACTGGCCCCCTTACCCTCCGGGCGGCTTCCGGATCCATCCGTCAGCCATGGTACAATGAGAGCGCAGGGGTAGACGAGAAGCGGTGGGAGTGGTGGTTCGACGGGATCAACTTCAAGCTGCGGGCGGTGAACGACGCCGAGACCTTCGATCAGACCGCTCTTGATTTGACCCGTAGCGGGACGACACCGACCCTGGACGTGAAGTGCCGGATGCGCAAGACACCGGTGGCGGATTTATCGACATATGAGACGTATGACCCGGTGAACGAACTGGCGGGGCCGCTGTTCAGCTACGACTTCTTCACATTCACTGGAACCTTCGGCGGCGGCGACTGGCTCGGATCATTGCTTTTGCAGTGGAATGACGACACCGCTGAGGCGATCGTTGACCCCAGCTACTCATATTCTTGGCGGTTCAACGGCGGAACGTCGCACTGGACCAGCTCGGGGTTCGAGTTCGCGTGCCCGATCTACACGAAGGGGGAATGGGTAACGGTTGAAAGTTACTCAACGTCGCAGACACTCCCCGGGAACAACCCTCACGCCAGATACACCGGCACCGGCGGGCACGTCTTCACCGTCCTGGGGCACTATTCGACCTCGGGGTCCCCGTTCGGCACGCAAAGCTACGGGCTTCGCAAGACGATCAAGAACCGCGGAACCGGGAACCTGATCGTGCGCCCGGGCTCTGGCGTCACCTTCGACGGCTCGTCCGCCGACATCACGCTTGCCCCCGGAGAGGCGATCGTCCTCCAGGCGGTGAGTGCCACCGATTATGACGTGTGCTGAGAAATGAGGATCTATGGCGCTCATCAATAAGCAACGCCTCCAGGACAAGGTGACGACATCACCGAAGTCGGTGAATGTCAACACAACGAACGAGCTCGCCGTCTTCCAGCGATATCGCATCGTCGGCCCGATCTTCGAGGGCTCGACGCTGGACACCAACTTCTGGACCGAGACGACGGCCAACGGCGGCGCCGTGGCGCAGGCGAACAACATCCTCGCCCTGACGACCAGCACCGCCACCAACGGAAGCGCGGCGTGCAAGAGCAACAGGAAGGCCCGCTATGTGGCCGGCGTCGGTCAGATGTACCGCGGTCACATCAAGCTCGGAGACACCGGAACGGCCGGCAACATCCGCCGGTGGGGCGCCTTCGGCGACGACACCTACGGGGTATACTTCCAGCTCGACGGAACGACCTTCTCGGTCGTAGCGAACAAGAGCGGGACCGAAACGAAGGTCAATAGCGGCAGCTTCGCCGGCGACAACGGCGCTAGCGTCGCGCTTGACACAAACTGGCATGTCTATGAGATCATCTACGGGTCGTCCGTGATCTCATTCTTCATCGACGACGTGCTGATCCACCGCATGAGCAGCAACGCCAGCGGCTTGCTGAACTCCATGGTGCTCCCGGCGAATGTCACGAACGCCAAGACGAGCGGCGCAACGGACATCAGCATTTCGGTTCGGACGATGTCGATTTTCCGGCTTGGGCACTACCTCGTGAACCCGGTGCAGGCGCGCGTCAGTGGCGCCGTCACGACGCAGATCCTCAAGCGCGGGGCTGGGAAGCTGGTCCGCGTCATCGTGGGCAGCAAGGGCACGCTCTGCACCATCTACGACTCGGTGGGCGCGGCGAGCGGCACGATGTCCGTTCTCGAAACGAGTTCCGTGTCCGCCTCTTTTGAGTTCGGCGTCGAGTTCGAAAACGGGCTCACCATCACCACGACAGGAGCAGGCACCGACCTGACGATCATCTATGAGTGACCCCATCACCCGGGACCGGACCCGGCGGATCCTGATCGATCTCTCTGACCCGGATCAGTACGTCATCCGCATCATGCGCGAGCGGGTGACGGAGCAGGACGGGGAGCTAACGGTGCGCCGTCCGATCCGCCTTCTCGTGCAGAATGTGACGTTCGACGCGAACGGCAACCCGGTTGGGTCGCCGGCCGTCACTCCGCTCATTCCCCAGATCGAGGCCGCAATCGCGACGTTGGATGCGGAAGCCGGCCCGATTGACATTGACACCGACGAGTAGACTGAAAGGTTGCCATGAGTCTATCTATCACGCTCACCGGGCATTCGATGTCGATCGGCATCGATGTCCCGACCACTCCCACGGGGACGAACATCCTCGCCCTGCTTCACGCCTCCGGGATGTCGGCCCTGGTCCGCGTCTGCGCCGTGGAGATCCGAGGGCTGACCGCGGCCGGCGCCTCGCGCCCGAAGGTGCAGGTCGCTTCCCCCAGGGACGGGTCGGCCGCGGTCACCGCCGACGACTTCGCGAGCCACGGCATCGTGATCCCAGCGGGGACCGGAGCGTCCATTCCAGCGGACGACTTCGCGCAGCGTTGGAGCATTCGTTCAGACACCGCCCATCGCGCCATCTGCACCGTCTGCTGGTGAGGATCTACCATGGCTATCGGACTTTTCGACCCGCAGGCGTCTTCGGTTCCCGCGGCTGGCACCGGGAGCCATGCTGATCTGACCGACCGGGATGCGCCCGGCAACCACACCAAGCTGACGCCTGCGACCGACAGCACGGCCGCCGTGCAGGTGACTAAGGCCGATGGGACGACCGTCGTCGTCAACACCGACACCACCAACGGCCGGCAGATCGTCGGCGATGTTCCCGCGATCATCCCGACGCTGACGGGATCGATCAAGTGGCTTGCCTACCGGGATGGCGCATCGTGCGTCGTCGGCGCTGTCGCCAAATCGACGGCGGGTGTCGGCGGTTCCTACTGGGTCGGGTTCCGCGCCTACACGACGACAACCGGGACAGGTGGTGTCGAGAACGATTATTTCGGCAGCATCGCCTGGACAGTGCTGGACCGCAACAAGGCAACGCTGAAGTCCCGTCCCTACGTCAACTGCTTCTGGAACGGCGTTGCCGTCTATCCGTTCAGCATTGAGACCAATGAGTGGGGCAATCCGGATGGCACCGCGGTGCTTCGCGCCTTGGGCGATGGTGACGTGGTCTTGCAGACCAAGGGGGACACGGCGACCCCGCAGACCGGATTGCGCGTGACCAAAGACGGCAAGGTTGGCATCGGCACGGCTGCCCCCGCAGGTGTCACGCACATCGTTTCAACGGGCAACACGGCGGCCCAGATACTGGAACAGGCATCGGATGACAACAGTTCTTGCGGGTTGACGCAGCGCAAATCTCGCGGGACCAACGCCGCGCCGACGAACCTGCAAAACGGCGACTATGTTTCAGGGCAGATTTCGCAATTCAGGGCGAACGGCGCGTGGAATATCGGGTCGATGCTTATCACTAAGTATGTTGGCAACGGAACCACCAACGACTGCGAAGTGACGCAGTATGTTGGTGTCACTGAGGCGCTGAAGTATTCGTCCAAGGGGTCTGTCGAAGCCCGGCAGGTGGTGCCGAACGCCGTCAACCTGGCGCACAACGTCGTGTCGTCCGAGATCGATTTGAGCGCAGCCGCGACCACGACCGTTTTCACACCGAACAGCGGCGAAGAGTGGGTGGCCGTGACCAGCATGCTGGTTCCCTCGGCCTGGGCCGGCACCTCAACGACCGCCGCCAAGGTCAAGGTCCTGGCCGGCACCGCTGATGCGCTCTCCGAGCTGACGCTGGCGACGACCTACGCGCCGGCCACGGACGGCGGCGTGATGATGGCCGGCGCCGCCGCCCCGACCGCCCGCAAGCGGTTCACCAACGCCAACCCGCTGAAGCTCCAAGTCACGACGGCCCAGGTCGGCGCGACCGAGGCCAAGGGCCGGCTTGTCATCCAACTGGTCCGGGTGAAGTAGGCATGGAACCTCCGCCCGGATCGGCCGACCTGTCCCCGACGGCCATCGGCATCGGCGCCGCCCTACTCGGGGCATGCGTGTCGGCCATCGCCGCCCTGTGGCGGGCGTTGCGGTCGTCCCGGTCGGGGGAGATGTCCGCCCTGCGGGACCAGATCGCGGCGGTGAACATCGCCAACGCCGACCTGGTACGCCGGGTGCGGCAACTGGAGACCACTCGGGTCGATGAGTCAAGGGAGCACTCCGCCGAGCTCTTGAAGGAGTCGCGGGACCATGCGAATGAACTGCGCGGCCTCATGCAGGAAGCTCTATCCTCGATCAATGCCGTGGCGCAGGCTCTCGACGGCCAGGCCCGGGCGATGAAGGAGCGGAAGTGCATGGCGGGCATCGCAACCCAAGCACTGACGAAGCGGATCGGACGAACGCCGGAGGATGCAGACCATGAGTAGCGAACCCCGGGATGATTTTTGGGGGTATCTCGTCGTGTCGCTGTTGGCGTCGGTCGTGGTTACGGGTCTCGTCCTTGTTCTCTTGGGCTGCTCCTCCGTCTCTGAGCGTAGCACCGCAGGGTCCTGGGAGCGGGGGGAGGTCGTCACGCGCCCCCTGACCGGCGGTGGGCAGCGCACCTCCTATGCCATCGTCGCGGGCGCTACGTCGGCCGCCGTGGTCTCGCTCCCCGATCCGGTTCCCGATGCCGGCGGCGGAATCCTTGGTCTGCTCGGCCTCGGCTCCGGCGCCGGCGGAATCCTGGCGGCGGTCTGGGCGTTCATCCGCGGCCAGACCTGGAAGAAGGCCACTCGCGCCGCGACGCTCTACGCCGAAGACGTGGAGCGGTGCGAGACCGACGACGACGTGGTAAGGGCCAAGGAGAAGCACCGGAAGGTGCAGGAGGCCTACGGTGTCCACCGCGCCATCCAACGAGCCCGCGGCAAGTAGCCGGGCGGCGTTCTCCGGTTGCATTTCTTCCGCCATGCGTAGGATCCTCGCATGGGCCTGAGCGCATCGATCGCGACCGGCGTCCGGGCGGCTCTGACCTCCCTGGCAAACGATGGTCTGACCTGGTGCCGGCCGCCGAGCACGACCTACGCCCCGTTGGTCGGTAGCATCCACCTGGCCCGGTCGGCGCCGTGGATGCAGGACAACGACCGGGACCAGACGACCCAGCCGCAAGACGCATTTCTCAAGGTCCCGGATGACCAGTCGGCGCTATTGCTCGGGGACAGGGTCAAGACCAGCGTCGGCCAGGTGTGGGTCGTCACCGGCGACGCGGTGCAGACCCAGGGTCAGAGGATCTACACCATGCGTTCGACCCACGTCCTCAAGGGCAAGCCCGACCGGCACGGTGCGCCATGAGTTGGACCAACGCCACAGCTACCATCACCCAGCTTCGGACCCAGCTGGTCGCGTGCGTTGCCTGGACCCCCGGGCAAGACGCCATCCACTACCCAAGCTATGACTTCGCGACCCCCGTGACGACCAGCATTGCGGTGCTCGCGGAGTCGAGCCAGAAGCGGCGGTACTGGGCCAGCGGCGCCGGCGGTCTCATCAGCGGGCGCCTGACCGTCACTCTCCATTCGACGGCGCTCGACGTCGGACAACTAGAGGAGCTTGCCCGCACGCTCGGGCAACAACTCCTCGCGCAGTCCACCGGCTTTCTCTTCCAGGACTTCGAGACCGGTCTTTCGACCGAGCCGAAGCCCCAGATGGATCAGCAGGTGGTCAGCATCGACCTCCACCTTGACTACGGAGTCAACCCCCCATGAGCATCGATCCCGCCGTCTTCGGCCCGCTCACCCTCAACTCAACCACGCTCGCCGTCACCGACGTGACGCTGGAGCTCGCCGCGGTCAGCGACATCCAGCGACTTCAGCATTCCGCTAACCGCTTCGATTCGGTGCTGGTCCGCACCAGCGGCGAGCCCCGGATCCGGTTCAGCACCCCCGCGCGCGGGGCGCTTGACCTGCTGACCGTGGACGGGCTGAAGATCACCTCCCTCGCGGCCTGGCTCTGCAAGTTCGCGGACTTCCGGCGCAGCGTCACCGCCACCGACGACTCCCAGATCAACTTCAACACGAATGCCGTCGGCTTCGCGTACATCGATTCGATCTCCGTGGCACAAGGGCAGATGGCGATGGCCAACTGCGTCTTGGAGATCCTCCAGGGCACGGCAACGACCGACGACCCGATCAAGGTCGGGGTGCTCGGCGAGGTGCCGACGTTGTCCGCCGAGCCGATCATCAACACCGTCGGCCCGATCAAGATCGACGGCTCGGCGATCGATGGCGTCCGGTCGGTCAACCTTAGCTTCGGGCACCAGTTCACCCGCCTCCCGGCGGACGGCAAGGTCTACGCATCAACGGGCCAACTCGTCCGGTCGGCCCCCGAGGTCAGCGCCGACATCATCAACCCGGTTGCGTGGCTCCCTGCTCCGGCGGCGGAAGGCATCGCGGGCAAGGTGGTTGCCACCTCGTTCGAGCTCTTCCTGCGCGAGTTCGACAACGCGACCCAACTTCTCAACGGCAAGGGCATTAGCTTCCTGATGACCAAGGCCTCCCAGGGCCCGGTCGGGCGCTACACCGTCGAGCAACTCGCCGGCCGGCCGGCCGAGGCGGTGGTCGCCAAGCTGCGGGCGATGTTCGCCACCTACAACGACGTCAACCCGCTCGTCCTCACCGCCAGCAAGACCATCTGAGCCATGATCACCTACCTGGACACCACTGGAACGTACCGTCGGCCGGCCTGGGGCGATGACTCCTGGTCGGTCGGGCGGTTGCGCGACGGCGCGGGCACGCTGGCGGCGCCGGTTGATGACTACCTCCTCAACTGGCCGGGTGGTTTCTGGGTGGACGTTATTCCTGGATGGAAGGCGCAGGTCGTCGGGGATGACCCGCGCGGGCTCGCGAGGAAGATCCACGATGATGGGACGATCACCCTGGCCGACGGCACCACGGCGCCGGCTTGGGTGGCGTTGGACTCGCAGCGCCGGCAGTGGCTCGTTCCGGTCATTCTCCATGGCCGGACGGGCGCGCCGGTGTTGCCCCAGCGGTGGGGCCCGGGCGGGAAGCGCATCCCAACCCCGCTCCAGGCGAAGCTGATCGAGTTCGCCAACGTCGCCCGCGCCGAAGTCGAGAGGCAGGACGGCGAGTCGGTCCCTGACGATGTCTTGGCCGAATGGGCGGCGTTGTTCCTGTCCGCCTCGAATCATCTTCCCCAGGAAGCGGTTCTGCCGCTGGGCCTTCTGGACGATTTCCTGGTGAGCCGGATCATCAGTTCTGTGATGGGGTGGGGAACGCCTGAGCAGCCGATGGCTTGAGAAGGCATGATCCATGGCCGCCAAGATCAAACGTGCGACGCTCGGTGAGGTCTTCGACGAGCTCAAGGCCAACGCCGACTTCCCGTTTTTCAGCAAGAGCGACCAGAATGCGATCATCCGCGGGGCGATGATCGCCTGCGCAGAGATGTGGATCGATCGGTATCTGCCGACCCGGTTCACCGGAAAGGCCCGTCGGCTTGGCTGGACCGTTACGCCTCGGTGGGGCCGGAAGAAGCTCGCGCGCGGCGGCCAGGCGGTCAATCCGTTGATCTGGTCTGGTGACCTGGCAGTCTCGGCCCTGTCGGGGGCGAAGATCAAGCGGGTCATCAGCAAGGGCGGGTTCACCGGCACGCACTCGGTCACGATCTCCATCCCCTACCCCGGCCCGCGGCACTCGATCGTCGGGACGGTGCTGCGGCATGAGCTCCCCCCGGAGGAGCAGGACCAGCTTCAGGTGCTCTTCCGGGACACGATCGAGAAGCTGATGTCGGGTCGGACCGTGGCCCGCACCGGCGGGCGCAAGGCCGGCCGGTATGCTCTTTCCATGGAGGCGCGGGCCTATGGCGCGGCCCGCTACCGCAAGACGGGGACCTCCGCTCGCGCCGTCGGGGTTGGAGCGTAGGCATGCCGGACAACAGCGCAGAGGTCAAGATCCAGTTCGGCGCCGGCATCTCCCCGCAGTTGTCTGGGCTCGTGAAGGAGTTGAGGCAGGCGAAAGAGCGGCTGGAGTCGTGGGAGAAGCGGGCGGCGACGCCCGGGCGCGTCCCATTTGGTGATAGCGGCGGCATGCGCATGCACATGGCGGCACTGCGGGAGGCCCGGGCTGCGGCGCATGCGCATGCGGTTGTTCAGGACGTCGCCGCAGCGAAGGCGCGGGTGCAGTCGTTAGATGCCAACGCCCCCGCTCAGGTCAGGGCGCAGGCGCAGGCGGATTTGGAACAGAAACAGGCGCGCGCGTCTCAGCTTGAGCTTGAGCAAGCGTTATCTAAGGCGCGGGCCAAACATTTTGAGGCGGTAGCGTCGTCTTCCCCAAAGAAGCAGGCGAAGACACAGGCGACCGTTCAGCAGATGGTCCAGGCGGTTGCGCGGGCGCAGCGGGTCTCCGCGCAGGCGCAGGCAGCCGCTACGCGCGCAGCAGCCCCAGCTCCAGCCGCCCCAGCCGCCCCAGCCGCCCCAGCCCCAGCTCCAGTAGCCGCAGCCCCGGCAGCCACGGCTCCAGCCGCCCCAGCCGCCCCGCCGCCCGGGTCCAGCCGGTCTGCGGTACTTGGGCAGGTAAGACAGTGGCAGAACACAGAGAAGGCGCAGAAACAGCTGGAGGGCGACGAGATCGCGAACGCTGCGCTGACCGAAAAGTACAAGACGATGGCCGGCGAGTTCAAGAGCCGCCGCTATGCGCCAGTCCCCCCGATCGACGACCGCCCGGCACCGAAGACGCGGCTTGAACAGTACAAGGAAGAAGTCGAGCGGAAGCGTGTCGTCGCCGAAGCTGACAAGCAAGCCCAAGAGAAGGCAGACGCGGAGCGGAAAGAACGGCAGGATGAGCGCCGGGAGCGGCAAGCCCAGTTCCGCGGTGGGGCGATGCAGGGCGTCGGCATCGCCGGGCACTTCGCCTCGGGTCAGTTCGGTTTCGCGGCCATGGACGCGGGTAAGCTCTTTTCCCAGGGAAGCGGAGCCGAGAAGCTCGGAGGCAGCCTGGCGCTGATGGCGACGGCCATCGTCAAGGGCGCCACGACGCTGATGGAGGTGACGAAGGAAGCCCGGGCCGCCGTTGCCGGGCAGGCGGAGGCCGGCCGCGGCGTCGCGGTGGAGATGCGGAAGGCGACAGAGGCCGGCGTCAGCGACCTGGGCGTCGCAATGATCTCTCAGTCCAAGATGACGGACGAGCAGAAGGCCGAAGCCCTCCGCGCCATGACCAAGACCGGCGGCATGGGCGCGGCCAAGCAGAGAGAGATCGCCGGGGCCATCACCACATCCCAGGGTCGGATCTCCGCGGAGAGCATCGCCCAGGGCGCCTCACGGTTCGGCATGTCGGGCAAGGAATCCGCGGATCTCCAGGCCTATTTGGACCAGAGCGGCACCGGGCTCCAGCTTTCCAAGTACGAGAATCCGTTCGAGCTCCAGTCCGACATACTGAAGCAGATGTCGGAAGCCACCTTCGACCCGGAGCGCCAGCAACGTCTTCAAGGAGCGCTGACCGATGTCGGCCGCTACGTCCTCCCAGGAGGGCGGAAGGGGTCGAAGATCGCCGGAGCGGCTGGACGGTTGGTGCGGTCCGGCCGAGGCGGACCGACCGCCGAGTTCGCGCTTGCGGAAGATGAGCGCATCAATACACAGCAGGATTTGCTCAATACGTCCCTTTCCGCGGAAGGCTCCGCGGCAGTCATGGAGGAGGAACGGGCCAAGCGCCGGAAGATGGGGATCAGTCGGGGCGTCCGCCGTGGCGAATGGGACGCATACACACGGCAGATGATCGCCCGCATTCCTGGCCTTGGCACCGTGCAAGAGTCACTGGAAGACGTTGCCGAAACCCGGGAGACGATCGGCTCCGTGCGCGGGGACTCCGGTGCGGTTGGCGGGCTTGAAACCCAGACTAACGCCTTGACGTCTGCGCTCAGGGATACCGCCCAGGCGGTCCGCCAGGCGGCGGCGAATAAACCGAGCCCAACGGCTCAGGGTGAAGGGGCTCATTAATGCCGGCATCTGCAACGGAACCGGCAAAGTTCGGTTCCCTCACGTTCCATACCTTCAAGTCGGACACCGGGTTCCCGGTGGACGTCAACGAGCCCATCGAGGAAGAGCTGACGACTTTCGGTGTGGACGGGCGCCGGTGGCGGCGGCGGTTCAAGCAGTTTCGTCCCTTTGTCGCCCAGACATCAACCGGCGTGGCGGATTACGCTGCCGGCGTGGCCCTGGCCCGGTTGATGATCCAGGAGAAGGGTAACACGAAGGAACTGAGCTTATGGGCGGGTGGCACCGTCTTCACGATCAACCTGGCGAAGTGCATGGATGTGCAGCCCCAGGTCGTCGCCGGGACGTACATCGCCGGGGTGAGCGGGTCGTTCAAGGCCGCGGTCATCTGCAAGTGGACCTTCGTCACCGTTCGGGTCGGGGCAAAGTAACATGATTACCCTCGACCCGGCCAAGTCCATCATCTGGCCCCGCTTCCGGGTGCTCTCCCTGGAGAAGTGGCAGGACGGCAAAGCCGATGCGAACAAGTCGTCGAAGGACTGGAAGAAGCTCCCGATGTGGACCGAGACCACGGCGGGCTTCGACGTCGTTTCTATGACTCGATGTTGCCTCCCCCAGGTTGGGGAGGCAACGATCCGCTTCCGGTACGGGCTCATCGACCAGGCCATCGTCGGGGCTGATCCGTCGCAGACGCCCAGCCCTGGGAAAGAATGGGATCCGGCGACGCATGTGACGAAGCTGCCGGTCCTGACAAACCAATGGGTCAAGATCCAGAAGGCGAACGGGGACGCGGATCTCACCAAGGATCAAAGCTGGGCGACCTGCTGGATCGGCTTCTGCGAGTACCAGATGGATCGCGGTTGGGGCGCCTCCCCCATGCCGGCCGGCGAACGGCTCTACTTCTGTTGGGATCCGCTGGCCAGAGCCCGGAAGTGGTTCATGACCCGGCATGGAATGGCGGTCAACATTTCCGCAGACGTGCCGAACGCCACGGTGTCGGACGTCTACATCCCGCCGAAGTCGAACACGGAGCCGAACAAGAACCTCATCGCCGCGCTCGGGCACCCGGGCTACAACGTGACGGTTGGGTCTGAGGGCAAGGTCCGCGGGAACAAGTGGGACACCGAGGAGTTTCACATCTCCGAAGACATGGGCACGTCCTATTCGCAGTTCCACACCTGGCCGTCGGACAAGGCCGGGAAGTGGACGGACGACGAGGTGATCGAGAACGCCCTGTGGGTCAACCGGCCCAAGGGCGAACCCGTCATCAGCCTCAAGATCGCCCCCGGCGGCGATATCAAGATGCTCTCGGAGGCGTCTACTGCCTGGACGGTCTCTCCGACCGAGAACGTGTACGACTTCATCGGCCGGGTGCTGCGCCGGCAGCGTGGCCGGGGCGTGGCCTTTCCGTCGTGGACCGAGGCCGCAGACGGCGCGGTCCAACTCTACCTCACCATCTATCCGCAGTTGTACGACGACATCACCTACACCTATCAGCAGTTTCCCCCAGGAACGGGCGGCGGCACGACATCCGTGACCGTCAAGGGCGCCGAGTCGTCCGGCGTGGCGAAGGACTTCGACTTCACCGGCGACCATCGGTGGATCGACGACCACTTCGAGCTCGGGTCACGCGAGCAGCACCGGGTCGATGCGCTGGAGACCCGCGGCGAGCGGATCCGCGTCCTTGCGACCCTGAGCGGGGAGCACGGCAGCCTGGCGCCCAGGTGGACGAAGGAAGAGACCGTCGCCTTCTACAAGGCGTCCCAGGTCGCGCGCATCAACACCCGGTTTGAACACCTCTATTGCTCATTCTGGTTCCCCCGAGGCTGGGACTTCGTATGCAAGTACGTTGAAGACGGGGTGTGGTATTGGAATCGGGTTGATTACAGGTGCAACGACGACGGGACGGTCAAGGTCCCGCGACTGGACGATGTTCAGGACACGTCCACGATTGCGACGGGCATCAGCAACACGCTTCCCATTCTTCAGGGCTACTTCTACGACAAGCCGGCTCCATACCGGGCCGACGAGACAACGGAGCAGGGGCAGCCGCCGTTGATGGGGGCCATTCCGCTCATCCATATTACGCCCGGGGCGAACGACTACGTCATTCATATCAATGAAGTGCAGACCTTCTCGATGCTCTCCCTCCAGGTCGGGGCAGAGACGATCCGGTTCTGCAATGAAGCTGACATGAACCAGGGCACAAGGTATGGCGGCGGGCGGATGCGCGGCACCTACTCTTCGGGACAGGGGTGGGTAGTTGGAGACATTGCGTCAAAGCCTGGTCCTCTCTATTTTCAAGCCATTGCCAACCCGACGGGGGATCCGACGTCAAAGCCGAACGAATGGGTGGCGTTCCCATCGGGGCAGTTCCTCCCGCCCCTTGGCGGGGTTTATTCCTGGGGACAACTTCAGATGTCGGTGACGCTGGAGCTACCGCACTATGTCCGGTATCGGTCCGTGTCGCAGGTGACGACCTCTGAGGGGAAAAAGGAAGACGACCCAAACCCCCGTCGGGTCCTTATCATTCATCATCCGAACCTGCATCTATGGCTCGCCTCGCCGAGCGCGGTCTGGGGAATGCTCTATGACCCAGGCGGCACGGGCAACCCGGCTCGTCACAAACCCAGGTATAGGGCTGGGGGCGGCACGCTCCCAGGGCCCTCCGGCACGCACACGCCCGGCATTCTACGCGATGACCGTGCGGCGCTGGCCCAGCTTCACGCCATGGCCTGGTCGTGGTATGGACAGGAGCGGCGGACGGTCCGGTTCGCCATCAAGGACTTCGGCATGCAAGGGTCCTTCCCGCTTGAGAGCGGGACGGCCAACTACCCTCAACTTGGCGAAACGATCGATGAGTTGACCGTCGCCGGGGAGAAGCACACCATTCGCACTCCAGTCACCAAGATATCATACGAGAATGCGTCCGGTCAGACCTACTGGTACACCGACTGGACGGAACTCGACTTCCAGGGAGCGAGCGTGTTCCGTGTCTGACCGTCCTCTAGGTCCATATCCGCAGCATTGGTTCGCCCGTCCTCCTCTGGGCGTCTGGCGAATCCATAAAGGGAAGACATTGTCACCGGGGTATGGATTTGAGGGCGTTCAGAAGTCAACAACGACGCCGACAAGCATCCCGCTGGTCAGCCTGCCGACCCCCACGAGCGTTCCTGATTATGTCGGGGTTGCGCAGAACATAGAGACTAATATGTATGCGCTGATCTTGAACGCGGGAAGGTCTTTGGTTCCGCACGATATGTTTGTTGACCAACTGGTCTTCTGTATCGGGTGGGACACATACCCGACCGGAACCGGCGGCGGAGACCAACAGTTCCTCGTTCCCGGATATTTGCTTTAGTCATGCTATCAAGATCGTTCATTGAGACGACCAAGCAGCCTGTAGATCTGGCGTGCGTAGCTACTGTAACAAAGGTGGACAACGCGGAGACGCTATCGTGTGCAATACAGTATTCGGCCTCTGATCTGACATGTTATGTGTCGATCAACGGGAATGGTTCATATTTTGAAGTCCGCCCGGACGGAGAATATGTTCTTGTCTCTCAGGCGGACCGCACGCCTCCATTTTTTGTCGGCGCTTTTGTCACGGGCACGCCCCCGTATTACCCCATCGCATTGGCGAATAAGTACATAAACTGTAAGATCGTGAAGAGCCGTCCGATGTTGTTCTACGCTGGTTTCTGGAGAGGTGCGGCGCCGAACAAATACGCGACCAGGCAACTTACGCCATATTGGTACAACGAGGACACGAATCAATGGTCTGGTTCCTATGTGACCGACCTATGCGTATTTCCTCAACTGTCGTGGGGAGTTATTGCCACGGCCGGTGGTCTTGGACGGAGGCTTCAATTCAAAGAAAACAAGTACGCGGCTGCGTCAGGTGTCGCTACGCACATTCAGTGCTCGGAGACTACGGGACCAGATCAATTCGGGTATGTCACAGAATATCATGAGGACGCATTCAACTACCCCGGAAGTTCGTTCTACTGGCAACAGATATTCAATCAGTCCGCTATCAACGGGTGGGCGCGGAGCGTTGGTCTGTATGATTCTGTGAAGGTGAAGGAGCAAATGGGGTATGAGTGGGTGACAAGTTCGTACAACCGGGGCCTGACGGTATGGACATGGCAGCACCCGAGCCCGACACTAGACACCTATAGACTTGCCCTACCGAACGCGAAAGGAATGTTCTATCAGTGGCCAAGAGATATTTCAGCAAAAGTAGAACTAGAGGATAAGAGTACGGGAGACTATTCTTTCTTAGATGGGTTAGGGCTACAGACCGTATCAACACAATTCAGCAATGAATTCATAGTTGACCAGTCAGAAGTCGAATCTGGGAGCGGACTTGAAACAAACGATGTTGTCCGGCCGCAGATCGCAAGGGCAACCGTGTCAATAATAAAGAATGGTGGAACCGCAGTCTATCCGTATGAATCTACAGGCGTGCCCGTATTCGGCCCGTGGCAAGGCATCCAGAATGACATAAATCAAGCCGCCGGGTCAACGGTTCCGTATTTTGGCATGGATTATCCGTACATGGATCAAGAATATGTCGGGCATGTGTTTGTTGACCGCGGTGGCATCTACCCAGAAACAGGCTGGCCGTATGACTTGATGTGGGCGGTGAACGGTGTCGCGCGCACGGATCCTTCTTGGCCGTGGCCGACCACACGTCGGTTTATCCCAGACTTTCGCGTTGAATACAGAATTCATCACTGGGTATTTGACCCATCAGACAACCTGTGGCGGGCAGAGTTTCCATTTGGGTGGTTGCCTGCAACACTTGTCGCGGCCCCTTCCGGGGACATCGTACAAGACAGTTTTGATCCAACGCTTTATGCCCCGCTGAACAAAGTCCTCGGGCATGAATACTGGACATTCGATGTCCATCCATTCAATACCTATTTTCCCTCTGTGTCTAAGTTTCAAACGCGGAAGCGGTGGTGTGTGCAGTATCGGGTGCGACTAGACTATAGCCAGGTGCCGGAAGGGCGGAAGCCCGGGGAACCAGAATATATATACGATGTTTATGGTAGTAGCAGTCATATCTATCATACCTATAATAAATACTATTACCCCAGTTCAATCATAATGGCTGCGCTCTACACGAAAGAAAGAGCATACCCCAGGTATCCGTATTCCATTGCACGACACTATATGACGGATGCGCCATCTACTATCGGATGCATACCATCCATCATAAAAACCAAACCCGCCCCTGTCTTTTCAGCGAAAGAGGGGGCCATTGTCGTCAATGGATTGAGCATATCGGGCGGCAAGATCACATTCTCGTCCATAACCTCGACCCGTCTATTTAGGCTCTATGAAGGGCAGGGGGAATGGCTGCCAATCGGGTTTTACAACAAGAATATCATCGGCATTGTGTCAACATATAATCAATATGTCTCAAATTGGGCCCTAGAACATAGCGTGGGATACAAGGTCAATGACGACACGCAGATAACGGACGGCTATTTGGATATTGCGTGCGAAACCCGTATGTATGTCAAGGATATGACTACCGGAACTCCGAACAGCGTGGCCACGATCTCATTCTACGATGTAGTCCGCGTGGCCCCAGACCTGTCATACGGCATCGTTGCAACGCATTCCCGGTCGTACGGCGTGGCCGTTCCCTAACCGATCGGCCCGTAGCGGACGACCGGGATCCCGATCGTCGCTACGAGGGCTTCCCACGCCTCTCGCTCGGCCTTCCACCGGCCGGCGTGGGTGCATTTGGTGTCCTCGATTCCGTTGAAGTACTTGGAGCCCGCCCAGTCGCAGCCGAAGACGGCGACGGACTCGAAGCCCAGGTGCTTCGCCAGGCGAAGCGCCGTCACCATCGAGTAGTGCTCCGGCCTGGCACCCAGGCTCGACCAGGAGATGTGCCGGGTTGGGGCATCCGGCATTGGCTCGGCGGTGCAGTGGACGACCTTGGTGTTCGGATGGAGCTTGTTCTTGTAGAACGTGTGCGCGTCCCCGGCGCACCAGTAGTCGTGCGGACAGAGCTCTCTGGCGTCGTTGACCGCGATGATCTGGTGGTGCCGGATTAGACCGACCGGGAAGCGGGACAGGCTGGGCCCCGGGCAGAGGATGGCGCAGGCTGGCGGCGCGACGGTCATGCCGCGCCTCCTGCGCCCTGCCACGCCGGCCAGTACCGGGCCAGGTCCCGGTTCGGGCTCACCAGGATCTGCCACCGGGTCCACTGCTCCGCATGGAAAGTTCGCGGGCTCTTGGCCAGGACCCGCCCGACAGCAGACGGCCCCATGCCGGTCCGCCTGGCGATGTCCGCCACGAACAACGGCTGGCCGGCGTCCCGGAGGACGTCGAGCACCTTCTCCCGGTTGACGGCATCGAGGTCCTGCTGCGCCAGGTCGCGCCTGGAGGCCTCGCCCATGGTGTAGGAGGTTCTCACAGCGACCACCTATCGCTCTTTTTGGATTCACGTTCGCGCCGGTCGCGCTCGCGCAGCCAGCTCAACCAGCGGGGCCGGCCGGGGGTCTCGCCGGCGATGGCGCAGATCAGTCCGGCGACGCAGACGAGGAGGATGAGGCCGAAGACGAGCCAAATAATCACGTGTTTTCCTTGGAAGGGGTTTGGTCCCATGCGATGCAGGCCCCGACCAGGGCGTCAGCCGGTGGGCCGGCGAATCCGCACCGACGACAGGCGATGTGGACCCGGCCGCCGGGCTCCGTGCGGGCTGCTAGGTCCTCCCCGTCGCAGATGGGGCAGGGGTGGAGGGGCTGCTGACAGACCCAGGCGGTCATGGGGTTCCCTTCGTGGTTGTGGATGCCCGGCGATCTCTGGCGTTGGGCGTCATGGCAGCCTCGCGTACATAAGCCATATGGTGACGATTGCCGGTCCCAATAGCATTGCGTTCACAACTGACGCTCCAATGAAACCGACAATTCCATCCTTTGCGCCAGTAGCAATGGATTGCGCCGCCATAAACAGAGCAATGAGACATGTTGATACGATCGCCAGGGCAAGCATGTTATTTCTCCTTGGTATTGGTTTCTGTGATTGGTGAATCTGCCCAACAAGTCGATGCACCGGAGCGCCCTTCGGGCGCCCGGTGATCTCTGGCGATGGGCGGCAAGCCCGCGAGGAATGCCGTGCATTCTTCATGATGATTAAGGGTCATAGAATATTGCATAAAACCATGTTCTCCGACCAACGCCCGAAGTAATCTCACGGCTTCGTCTCGCTGGCTTTCCAGCGCCCGAATAACGCCTGGCACAGCCTGGCATAAATCCTGCAAAGCCTCCGCGACACTGGATGGCTCGGGGCGCTGATCAGAGAATGGCGCATCCGGACCATAATAGGCGTCGTAGTAATACTCGTAGGCTCTGCACGTCTCCAAGACATCCAAGGCACGCCCATCAAGGCGCTCAACCGGAGCCGGAATCGCGTTGTTCTCGTTGTTCATGGTTTTTCTCCCGGCCCGGTTAGCTTGGCGTTGGGCGCGGCAGCCTCATCCTTAACCGTTCAACTGCAATCTTGCAATACTTCAATTCGCGTTCGATGCCGATGGCACGCTTGCCTAGGCTCTTGGCTGCAACCAAGGTAGTGCCTGACCCCATGAATGGGTCGATAATAGTTGAAGGCCCGCACTTCTCAATGCACCATACCATTAGTGCTAGCGGTTTTTGTGTTGGGTGGTGTCGTTCTTCTTTTGCTGCTCCCATATGTTCCTGGATCATGCCGTGCCAAGTCCACTTGAACTTGCGGACCGCCATGTCCATGTTGGTCCATGCCAATTCGCAATCGGCATAGCAATTGCTGCCATTGTTTTTGTCCCACACAAAGACGCATCTAGTCGGCGGAAGGTTGAAATAGTTACCTCCCCATATAACCGCTTTATTGGCTTTTGATCGTGCCATCTGCAACATCCAGTCTTGCGGTGGCGCTGCGTCCCATCCTCCTTCGCCGTAGTCGCGGCTTGCGGCCTTTGCGCTTCCGTGCCTTTTGTTTGCACGAAGGTTCCTGTCTGCGCCAATTCCATACGGCGGGTCGGTCAGCAGCAGGTCAACCGGATCAAGGAATGGCAAAATTTGTGCGCAATCGCCATGATAGATGGTGATGCCGTCTTGCTCGTAGAAGGGTGTTGGTTTCATAAAGGATTCGCAACCTAACAAGGCGATGCAGCGGAGCATGCGCCATTAGCGTTTTCAGTATTCATTTATCCTCCGTGGGCGCATGCCCGCTGATCTTGGCGCTAGATTCCTTGGCGTCGTGCGGAATCGGTCCAATTTCAGCGAGCAATTCCGCAATATGCAGCGCAATGTCTTGTGTAATTTCCATCCGCCTTTTAATAAACACGTATCCAATCCCCTTAATCATCACACAGCGCATAGCTTCGCTGTATGCTTGCACGCCTTTTCTGGTGTATGGATCTGACATGTCAAGGTCGTAGCATAACGCGGTCTGCATGGTGTATTCTCCGGTGGGTGGTGGAATCTAACAAGTCGATGCACCGGAGCGCCCTTCGGGCGCCCGGTGATCTCTGGCGTTGGGCGCTGCGGCTTCATCTTTGAGAAGCCGGCACAATAAAGTCATGGCAGAACGCATCCATGCTACGCGCTCTGATTCGTTCATTTCATCAATGGCTATAATCTGATATTTGGGGGCGTCGCCATAGTCCCTAAGCCAATGCGCATCGTCGAAATTTTTTATCCGATCGAAAAGGGTCATGGTTTATCCTGATTAGGCGCCCAACAAGTCGATGCACCGGAGCGCCCTTCGGGCGCCCGGTGATCTCTGGCGTTGGGCAGCTCGATCCCTGCACGTTCCAGGATGTCGATGACTGCCCTGGCATGGATTTCGTCATCGACTAGACGGTGCTGGTAGCTATGTCCAGCATCTATATCATACCTGGTGTATGATGCCCCGCATAAAAGATCTATGATTTTTGATTTCATTATGGATTATCCTGGTTCGTGTTTCCGGCGTTAGAAGAAGCCGCCCAACAAGTCGATGCACCGGAGCGCCCTTCGGGCGCCCGGTGATCTTCGGCGTTGGGCGGATGCAGGTGGCAATGACGCTTGTATCCAGTCTGGTTTGGCGTTCCGCATGACGCTATATTTTTGCAACCAGGTTCTTCGCAACATACAGACAGCGATGATTTTACGCAGCGACACTTCGGACATACATCAATCGCCTCATCTCTAGTGCCGTACATTGGGATCACGACTGATGCCGGATTGTTCCCGTGCCAGCCGCATTCATCGCAGATAAAACCGCTCATGGCTGCAACTCCTGACCAGAACCCGCCCAACAAGTCGATGCACCGGAGCGCCCTTCGGGCGCCCGGTGATCTCTGGCGTTGGGCGGAAACACGGGACCCATGCGCACTCCGTCAACGAGCACTGATTCCTCTCGCCAGTCCGCGTATTCGCGGTCTGACATTTCATCGGGCAAATCGTGCTCAAACATGCAGTCCTTGCCCAATATATACGGATGTGGCATGGACGCGAACAACCTGGTTGGGTGCTTGAAGTGACCAGCGTAGCAGTTCCAGTGCCCGCAAATACCGCATTTGAAGCTCATTGGTTATCCTTGGTATCGCTTTCTGTGGTTGGTGAAGCAGCCCAACAAGTCGATGCACCGGAGCCGGCACCAGAGCAGGCATGTTATTTCCCCTCCAGCAGTTCCGCCGCCCTGCGGGCATACCACTCCGCCTTGCGGAAGTCCTCGGCAGCCGGGCCCTTCCGGCCGACGCGCCATGCATAGCGAAGTACTTGCCCCTGGCAAAACGCGATGGCGCCGTCATGTCCGAGCGCCGCGACGATAGCGTCAATGCACTCTATGCCGCCTTGGTTGTAGTGGCCGGGATGGTTGACAGAATCCGCATTCCGCATGCAGATATTTCCAAGTACTTCCTGTGGATCGCTCATAGCTCGGACGCCCTTTGCCGGCGCGGGGCGTGGACGGTGGTTATTGGCCGGCGGGTAAAGCCGACTTGTTTCTTTTTGCGATCCGCGCGGTAGACCTCGTGGATCCATCCGCCCTTGCCGGAATAAACCAGCCCAAGTGCCTCAAGACATCGCAAGTTTGCCGCGACAACGTGAACCCCGCCGTCCAGACGCTCGCGCAAACACTGCGATGAAATGCCGCCCGGCCCGGCCTTGCGGACCTCGGCCTCGACGTTGGTCAGGCTGGCAATCACCGCTCGGCCCGCTCGGCCCGCTCGGCCCGCTCATGTGCCGGGACGTACCATCGTACCCCGGGATCCAGTGCCGCGACAGCGACCGCCAGGGCAGCCCAGGCGTCCTTGCTGACACCGTGCAGTGGGGCGCCCTTCTTGGTCGCGGCCTTGCCGCCCCAGATGTCCATCAAGGCTGCCCGGACGTTGGCGTCTTTGGCACTGGTCCTGTGGCAAATCAGCCGCTTGACCTCGATCCGGCTGACGCGCCGGATGTCGGCACTGGAATGGTGGCGGAAGTACTCCAAGAGAGAGCCTATTTCGACGCAGGTGTCGAACAGACTTGCCCCGGCCGCCATGCCGTAGCAGGCGACCATCTCGATAACCACGCGGTCATAGGACGAGCAGGGGGGCGTGTCATGGAAGTCATGGCCGAATTCGATCAACTTCGGCCGCTCAGCCGGCCCTTCGACAAGGGCCCAGGCGTGCCTCTGGGGGCCGGGGTCAATGCCGAGGACGATCATTCGTTCTCCTTGAGCACCACGCCGTTGGCGACAGCCTCGTCGGCTGCCTGTTCGAGCGCGGAGGCCAGCTCCCTGGCCTCCATCACATTCAGCGCGGCGCAGAAGTGGAAGCCGCAATTACTGTGGATGTGAACAAACACCATGCCGGGATGCTTGGGATCCACGGCGATCTCGATGTTGTGGCGGGCTAAGGTATATTTCATTGCCAGTCCTCTGTTGTGTGTGTTCAGACTTCGACCAGGCCAAGCTCTTCAGCCTCTGCACGAATCAGCAGCTCCAACGGCGACAGATAGCTGCGCTCTACCGACCACGACCCGCAGCCGGTGGACTCGGGGACCGGCGGAAGCTCATGCCAATCCATCTGCTGGTCGATCTCAAGCAGCTTCGCCGCCCAGTACCGCTCCATCCGCTTCCGCTTCCGCTCTTCGGCGTTTCGGAGGTAGTTGGCCCGGTTGATCTCGTTGCGGGTCTTGTTGGTCTTGATCTGGGGGGGCACGGTGGCTCCTTGGTGGGACGGCTTCTATGCCGGGGATCGTCTGGTGTCAAGCCCCGACGCCTAACGTGTTGCCAGGAATTGACTTGACCCGCATTATGTCGGCCCGGCCCGCTCCAGTCTCTTCGGTGATCGCCTTGAAGGTCCTTCCCTCGGCCAGCAGGGACGCGACCACCGCATCCCGCGAGCGTCGGCTGTAGAAGGTCCGAACCCCGATTTGGAACGCGAAGGCCGTCCCGTTTCCGACGGCCGTGTTAATCGCCTGCTTGGCGCCTGCGTCTGAGCATCCGCCGTCCTTCAACAGCGAGATCAAAACATCCTTCTTGTGGCGCTTGTCGCTGTTGATTGGCCAGATTTCCAGCATCGCCTGGTGCGGATCGGCCGCCTGCCTGGCCTGCTCGTCACCCGCCTTGTGGTACTCGTTTGGGTCGGCCTGCGAGTCGTGGACGAACTGAGCCCCGTTCTTCTTGAAGCACTGCTTGTGGTGTCCGCCGGTGTCGAATGAGCGGGTGACGGCATCGAGGATCACCGTCCGGTCCTGCTTGTGCCGACGAAGCGTGATGTGGGTATCGGCCGCACGGCTGATGGATCCTGCACCGGAGCCGACATCGGTGACCGACTTGCCGGACTGCTCGCCCTTCGACGAGTGGTGAACCACGACGATGACTGAGTGCATGGTGTGGGCAAGCCGGTCCAACCTGTTGTAGATCATCGTCATGTCGCTGTTGTCGTTCTCCTGCGTCCCATCAGGCAACATGCGGTACAGAGCGTCGAGGATAATCAGCTTGAATGACCCGGCCTCAATGTTGTTTTCCAAGTACCATAGGATGTATTCGATGTCGCAGTAGCGGGGACGCTTGCTGCCGTTGGCCTGGCAATATTTAAGATATTCCCCGCTCGGCTCCTTACCGCGCATGGACGCCAGGTGGATTCGGTTCATGGCCTCCGACTTCACGGCGTCCGAAACATCGCGCACATCGACAACCGCCCGCAGACGGTCCATGAAGGTCTCGGGGTGGAGCTCCATATCGACGCACAGGACATTGCCGATCTCGCACCCATATAGCCCGAGCCACTTGGTCCCGGTGGCAACGCTCACCGCCAGATCGCATGCGATGAACGACTTGCCGACCTTGGGGGCTCCGACTAGATTGACGGTCTCGGCTTCTCGGGCGATCTCCTCGATCACCACCTTCCGCATGACGGGGAAGACTGGCGACAGTTGCGACACGGGCGAAAACAGGCTCGCCTCGACCT